AGATAGCCCATTCGCACGCGCGGATGACCGCTCTTATGTGCTGAAAACTTTGTCGGGGTGGGTTGCAGCCGCTGGCGCTTGGCGGTTCGGGGGGGTGGCAGGGGGCGGGTTCGGAGTTAGCGCGAACCACGCAACGTCGGCTCGTCTGCACGCACGCCGTTTCGGACAAATCATCGACGGACACTTTGAAACATAAAAAGCCCCGGACAAATTGCCGGGGCTTTATTTAAACTCAGATGCCAATCAGATCAGGCTGCTTGAGCCTTCCGCTTCCTGCGCCAGCCGAGCAGACCTAAAGCGCCGAGGCAGCTTGCGAACAGTGTCAGCGTGGCGGGTTCGGGGACGCTTGCGACGATGGCCTGGAACGTTCCCGCCATATATGGATTGGGGATTGTCTGGAAATCGCTATTGGGTGGAAGTGCAAAATTCAATGTTCCAAAGCGGCCGGTGCCGACAAACGTAATTGCCCCGTTCAAATTATCGAGCGTCTGAAAAGGATTTGGACCCGTCTGACTGTTGAAGTTGTCGGCGTTGAGAGAGACGATACTGTAAGTGCCCGGCCCGAGAACGAAGGGGGCCACCGACTGGAAGGCGTCGGCACCGATCTGAGTGTAGAGGCCACCAGCATTGAAGAACGCGCTCGGCCCCACGAGCAGGCCGGTATTGATGTTGAAAATGCCGATGGTCACGCCGGTTTGCTGCGCTCCAGCCAGGTTAGCATTGTTGCCGTTGTCAAACGCACCCAATGCGGTCACCTGAATGGACTGGTTGACAGTAAAGTCCATTCCCAGTCCGCCAGGGATGCTCTGTAAACCGGCAGTAGTGACCGAATCCTGATAAATCACGTCTGCTTTTGCAGGACCCGACAGCAATACACCGGCGGCCACGACCATCGCTCCGCCATAACCCAGCAATTTGTTCATCATTGTCACCTTTTTTGATCCGTCGCTGCTGCCGTTCGAGGCTTTCATACCCGCACCTGTGATACCCATAAGCTCCTCCCAATAGTGTCAACAACCATAGAGCCAGAGGCCCGCAACGCCCGTTGACGTAAATCAGGCATCAATTGTTCGGCGGGCCGACGATGATCACTTTTCGGAGAAGTTCCATTGCCATGTCTACTAGGCAATGAATTGAGTTCTTCGGCGCGCCCAAGGACGACCGACTGAAGACGCGCGTTTGTTGCACTAAGTCGCCCGAAAATGTCGCACTGAAAATTTTGTCGGAGCGCCATGCACCTGCAAACGCTCTGGCGTTCGGGGAGTAGCAGGGGGTGGATTTGGCCCTCCCGCTCGCATTGGCTCTAGTCGTTGGTTCCAAGCGGTCAGGATTGACATATTCGCCGGTCGTCACATATTGACGCTGGCTCACATGTTGCAGATCACTCACAAGAAGCTGGTCGCCTACCACCGGGTATCCACCCAGAAACAGGGGCGGTCCGGCCTTGGGCTTGAGGCCCAACGCGCCGCCATCGCGGCATTTGCGAAGACCGAGGGCCTTGAGATCATCGGCGAGTTCACCGAGGTCGAGACGGGCAAGGGTGCCGACGCCCTCGACCGGCGGCCCCAGTTGGCAAAGGCGCTGAAAGTGGCACGCAAGGCCGGGGCCTCGATTTGCGTCGCAAAGCTTGACCGCCTGTCGCGCAATGTCGCGTTCATCTCCGGCCTGATGGCGCAGAAAGTGCCGTTCGTGGTCGCAGAACTCGGCATGCAGGCTCCCTCCTTCATGCTCCACATTTTTGCCGCCCTCGCCGAGGAAGAGCGGCGGCTGATCTCGGAACGTACCCGCGCTGGCCTTCAGGCGGCCCGTAGGCGCGGTGTAAGGCTCGGCAGCCGCACCATCGGCCGGGATAACAAACGCGCAGCCATGGAGCGCGCCAAGGCGCTGCGCCCTGTGCTGATCGAACTGCGCGGGCTGTCCGCGACTGCGATTGCCGCCGAACTCAACAAGCGCAAGATCGCGACACCGCGCGGGCTGAAGTGGTCGGCCATGACGGTGATCCGGGTGCAGCGGCGGCTTGGATTGGCGTGATTTTACCGGCCGCGTTCTACGCCGAGACAATTCGGTCCCGGAGGGTCACACGTCCTTCCCCACGGGGAAGTCCCACAGTTCCGCCAGATTGGCCTTCGCCTCGGCCTTAAGCTGCTCGTTGGATTTCAGTTGCGACCGTGGAAGCCGAACTCGCCGTTTCAATTTCCAGCGGATGCGGCCAGTGAGGACCATGAAGCCCGAGCCGCCGTGATGAAAGCAGCGTGGAAACCCCTTCACAGCAATGCCGTGGCACCGCGTGTGGTCTTTTTTTCGCAAGACGCTGCAGCGCCGCCTGTTGACGTTTCCCGGTAAACACTGGCTCTTACGGCGCGATGCGCGCCATGCGGAATTACCTGATCCTGCGCTCTTGCCCATCCGATCCTCCGACTTCCGAGATCAGAAGGCTGCTAATGTAGTTTGGTACGGCTAGCACGAACACTCTGCAGCCACCGCTCTGCCGACAGCGCCGCATCTTGGACGCATGCCGCGCGCGCTTCCGCACACACCGCTCGTCGGACTTCTGCGGGCGGGCCGATGGGGTGCAGCTTCCATGTCCCCTTCCATGTGATGTGCGGTGTGCGATGTCCCCTTGTCCTATAGGACATCGCACACTGCACACCCCCCCACTTGGAAGGCACTTCGCAGGCACTTGGAAGTCACTTGGAAGCGGTGGTCTGGTCATTGCGGCCCACCCAGTACGATGCATTTCTTGGCCTTCGACGGCGGACCATTGGTTTTTCCGATGTGGACTTTCCCGGCCGCAAGCAGGCGGTCCATCGCCTCGGCCAACTCCTTCCGGCTGATGCCTTCCGTCTTTGCCTCCTGCAGGCCAGCGATGATATTCGGCCCGAACTCAGGGCTGTTTTGGCCAGCGATAGCGTCCCGGCCTTGCTGGATGATGATCCCTAGCCCGCGCAGGAAAATCTCTTCCACGCGCGCCTCGCGAGCCGCTTTTTCGAGGCTCGTAGTGCCACGTTCCGGCAGGAATAGGCCACGCTGGTATCGCAACACGATGGCCTCGGCGCTCGGCCCATACTGGTTTTTCAAAAAGGCGAGTTCGCGAACGTCGCCGTCAGGCTGCTCGCCGTCAGTCGGCTTTATGCCCTTGAGATATTGCCGGAACCGGAACGCCCCATGCCACGCAGTCGAGCCGCTAAGGCCCGAGCCGGACGCGATCCCCTGCAATGATGGATGGCTTAGAACAGTGACAGAGCCGCCTGCGACCATCGCGAGCGCCTGCATGTGCATGGCGAAGGCGTACACCTGAACGCGGTCGATCTCGTTTCCTGCGAAGGCGCGCGACAGCGTATCAATGCTGATGTTTTTCGGCTTAATGTCGCCAGCAGCTTCATAAAGCAGATGATAGAAAGCAGTCGGCTCGACCTTTCCGCTTTTGCCCGATACTGCGCAGAGCGTGGCATCCTCGCCAAGCTTGCAAAGGACATGCAAGCCGCGCTTTATCAATTCGACAAATGTTATTTGATAGTACGCGGCGATATCCGCGAGACGCCGATGCAGTTCGTCTGCTTCATCTTCCGCGCCAATATAAAAAGCCGGTCCGCATTCAGGCATGGAGCCGAGCCAATCTTTACCGGCAACGTGCGCGACATCTTTCATCAGTTCTATGATGCTTTTGCCGGTCCCGCCTTCGCCGGAAAACAGCCCAGCTTGGTTTAACGGCACGCGGTTTAGGATCGCCCATTTGCGTTCCGGCACCGGCTCGTTGTCCCAATTTGACATATCGAGCCATGCGAGCCGTGCGCCTATATCGGCGCAGTCATCATACCACGCCCATGGTCGCGCTTGCGTCTCCACCAACCGCCAAAATACCGCGGGGGTCCCGCCTGCCTCGATCCAATTTTTAATATCGCCCTTTGGCTCAAGGTCCGGCAGTTCCAGTAGCCGCACGCTTTTGGCGATGCCCTGCAGCGCCGCGCCGACCGTATTCGCGTGTTTGCGTCCGGCTTCGTCGTTGTCGGGCAGAATGATGACATCGGCCCCGTGCAGATATTTAGAATGCTCGGCTGTCCACTTGTTCGCGCCGCCAGCGTTGCACGTCGCGGGGATATTCCAATGCGCAAGTGCGTCTACTTTTCGTTCGCCCTCGGCGATGAAAACGGTTTTACCGAGTGCGACAGCCTCGATCAGTTCCGGCAGCTTGTAAGGTAGCGGTGGGCCGCCTTTCCATGTGAATTGGCCATTGCCGAGCGGTTGCCGTTGCAGAAATTGTTTTGGCTCATAACGCAGAACTTGAAATATCAATTTTCCATCCGCGTCCGTGTAGCCGAATGTTTCGATTAGCGTCCGTTTGCCGATGTCTCTGCCGTTTGCTTTTTTCGGCTGCGGAATATCGCACCCGATCTCGCGCATAAACTCTATCGCCTCTACGCCGGTAAGCCCTTTTGCGCGCCGGATCAGATCGAGTACGCCGCCGCCTTCCTTAGCCTCGTGATCGAAATACGCGCCCTTCGCGAGATCGACGCTGAGCGAGCCGTGCGTGCCAAAACGCAATTGTTTTGCGTTTGAGAGGCCCTCGTTCGGCGTGCCAAGCAGCGCACGGGCCACGCGATCCATGTGCGCGGCAAATTCATGCGGGGCCGTCATAGCGACACCCGCTCGTATATGTCGTGCAGCCATGCGGCCTGCTTTGCGCTCGGCGCGCGGCGGCTCAACACCATATTGGCGACGAAATTAAATTCCTTCGCGCTTAGTCGGTGCGCCTGTGCGCGGCAGGCATTCGCAATTGTCCGCCAATCGGAAGTTGCCGGTGCGGCAGCGATCAGGTCGTGCCAAGTCATATCAAGCTGCCTGATCAGCGCATGCGCCTTGCGCGCCGCCGCGAGTACCTCGCCGTCATGGTGTGAGCCGAACAAGCCCAACAATTTCGCGAGCCGTTCGGCGACGGCTTGATCTAGTAGGGCGGGCGCGCTCATGACGCGGTCCGCTTCAAGCAACCATGCTCAGCAGTCATGCCGGTCTCCCTGCGAGAGACCACGCAAGCGAACGACGCCGAGATGTTGCGGGGATCCGTATCAGGGCTTATTCTTTAGCCCATTCCTTCGTGATCCTTTTTCTCAAGACCCGCGACGCCGTCCGTTCGCGGGTCTCTATTTTTTGTCGACCGCTTCCTTTGAAACGGACGAACCGGTCCGGGCAGGCCGATCAGAGAGCAGCCATGCGCGGATCTCACCCATCCTGTACCGGGGTTTCCCCGCCACTATGACCCAGTCTGGTCCGCGTTGCCGATGGTGCAGTCGCCAGTCCTCTAGCGTGCACACCGAGAAACGAAGCCATCCAGCCAGTTCTTTGGCCGTTAGAACAGCGTTATCGGGCAGTGTCGCCGGATCGAATGCTGGCGGGGGCGGCACTGACCGATCTCGGAACCGCCGTCGCGCTGAGCCTGTTTCGATGCCGCTCATAGGCCGCCCCTGCGCTTGGGCGACGACTTGTAAGGTCCAAAGACACGCGAGCCAAATTCGCGCACGCCGAGATCGATCAGAGCATCGCAACTCTCAATTGGGATGAACAGCTTTCGGCCAATACGAACCACCGGCAGGCGGTGCTTCTCCATCTCCTTGCGCAGGAGCGTCTTGCTAATTGCAAGCCGGGCGCAGGCGGCTTTGACGGTCAGCAGTTTGCGCGCGTGCGCTTCCTGCTGAACCAGGTCCTTTTCTGGACTTTGGGGGAACGGACGAACGTCGTAGATCGACATGTGTGAGCCTCTCTTACCGAGGGGCTGCTCGCATGATACGA